GTATAGTCCTATCAATTGGAAAGACTTATATAATATACATTTAAATGCTTGGAATCTTGGATTAAAATCCTTATATTATTTAAGAAGTACTGCTCCAGAGAGAGCTCAAACTACTAAAGTCAAAGAACTTGGCGAAGATGATTGTATAGGATGTGGATAATGGACGAAGTTATTTGTAAAAAATGTGGTCATATTTATACTAATTGTATAAACAAATGCCCAGTTTGTGGAAGGAATTATTTATGAAGAAAGATATGTTAAAAAATAGTGAAGCTGTTCCAATTTATAAGCATAAGGCTGGTCACGAGTATCAGTTTGCTTTAGATTATTGGGATAAGCACGATAAAATGGTGTGGCACTTTGATGAAATACCTCTCGAGAAAGATGTAAAAGATTTCAATGAAGCGTCAGAAGAAGAACAGAAATTTATTATTAATGTTATGAAGCTGTTTACACAGAATGAAATTATGGTTGGAGCTGGGTATGACGCCTTGTGTAGAGCTATAAAAAATCCTGATGTATTATATATGCTAAGAAGTTTTAATGACAGAGAATCAACTCACGTTAGAGCGTATAGTTTGTTTACTGAAACGATTGGCTTGGAAGATAGTATTTATACTGACTTTCTTAAAGAGCCTCTTATGGCTAGTAAGACCGAGTATTTACAAAAAGCTAAAATTAAAAAGTTCGAAGATTATTTAAGAGATGGACTAACACTTGAAGAAGTGGATGTACATTACAGAAGTGATTTAGCTAAAATGTTAGCAGTATATGCTGGAGGAACTGAACTTATATCTTTATTTGCACAATTTGCAATGCTGATTAAGTTTCAATCTATGAATAAATATCCAGGACTATGTACAATAGTAGAATGGAGTATAAAAGATGAGTATTGCCACGGACAAGGTAATATAGAATTATTTAAAGCTTTTATATCTGAAAATAAACATTTATGGACTGATGAACTAAAGAGAGATATAACATCTGCGATAGATGAAATAGTTCATTATGAAGTACAATTAATAGATTATTTTAATCCACCACATATGAAAGCTCAAGATTGTAAAGATTATATTTACTTTCAAGCTGATAATGCATTGGATAGTTTAGGGCTAGAGAGATTGTATGGGATTGAGATAAACCCATTGCCTTATATGGATGAATTTACAAGTGTTGTGCTTCAAGACTTCTTTACTGGTGTAGTAACTGAGTATGGAAATACTATTGTAGGTTCTAGAGAAGATTTACGATGAGTGCCGAAAATAGAAATGCTTTAAGAGGTAAAATTGAAAAATTAATTCCACTTATAAATGAAAAGGATAAAGACTGGGTTTGTGATTGGGATAATGACAAGCAGGAGAAGTTTTATGTCGTTCTTCATCATGGAGCTAATGTATGTTTTTTGACAGCAGATAGAACAAGCCAGAGAATTGGTGCTATATATATGTCAGAAGAAACTGGAAATTTTATTAAAGATACTATAAATGCAGGATTAACTAAAAAGATTAAAGGATTATAAAATGGAGAAATATCAAAAAAGAGTTATTAAAGAACAAAAAAAATTAGAAAAAAAAGTTACAAAGCTTATTAATTTTTTACATTCTGCAGATAGCAATACTGACGTTTATATTTTAGGTTTACAACTTAGATATATGAAAAGTTATCTATCTATTTTAAATAGGAGAATCTTCCAATGGAAATAGGAACTTTTATTAAACAATACAAAGGTAAAGATTTAGGGAAAGTTCCTAAGTCTAAACTTGAGCAAGATGGTTGGCATGTAGGTATTAAATATGATGGTAACTATATGCAGATACATAAAAAAGGTCAAATGCTTTGGATGTTTACATCTTCTGGAGAACAAATGTATATTAAAGAATTAGCTGATGAATTATTAACTATAGAATTTGATTTTATAATTGAAGCTGAATTCAATAATAATAGTACAGGTTTAAAGCTAAATGATAGAAGATATTCAAGTACAGGTACACCAAGAGCTGATTTTAAGAAAGGTATAATAACGAGTATGCCTTTTTGCAAACTAACTGTATTTGATATGCTTTATACTGATATAGACAGAAGAAAATCATATTTTAAAATTAGAACAAACAATATATTATTTAAGTATTTTAATATGAATAAAGTAAGAACTGTGAATTTTAAAGGACCAATGTCTTTGGAACAAGCTAAGGAATTTGCACGAGGTATTATATCTCAAGGCGGTGAAGGAGCTTTTGCTTTTCATGAAACTCATATTATTAAAGATAAGGGTAGAAGTAATTTAGCTATTAAGTTAAAAGCTGATAATTCTAAAACTGGTATTTGTACTGGTGCTACTTTAAGCGAAACCGTTGATGATGAATATGGTGCTTTACTTTTAGATTTTGAAGATGGAACAAAGGGTTCATTCGGTGGTTTAACTAATTTAGTAAGAACTTCTCCATTATCTAAATTATTAGGAAGAGAGTTTGAAGTAAGATATGAAAGCTTTACAAATGGTAAATATATACAAGGATTTATAAATGACAATAGATTGTGAAAATTGTGGCAAGTCAATAGATGTGAAATCTAGTACTTGTAAATATTGTTATGCTACTAATAGCTTACAAATATGTGAAAACTCTGTAGAATCAAAGGAAGAATGTTGTGACGATTGCGCTTATTATAAACCTGCAGAACCTATACAATGTAAAACTTTAGCTAGGATACATAAATGGGATAGAGACACTTTAGAAATAGATTGTCCAGATACATTTACATGTGGAGGATATGATGCAAAATAATCCAATAAATACAATAGATGAATTAAAACTAATAAAAGAATGGGTATTAGATATGATTGAAGTTTCAGATATAGATTCAGAAATGACTCCATATGCTCCAATAGTATATGTTAAAATACCCGTAGATTTAAGCGACTCGACAGTACCTAAAGAGATTTTTGAAGCTGTTAAAACTAAATATTATACAAAGGATGAATAATGGAAGTTACTTTACAAAGAGCTACAGATTTACATATTTGTAGTGATGCAATAAGAGAATGCCATAGTACAAGAGATAAAAGTGACACATCTGAATTTAGAAGAAATTCTAGATTTGAAATTGATATAACTGGAGATAAAGACAAAGCTTTAATTGAGAGAGTTGGTAATAAGATGAAACACGCTTCTACTCTTGAACATTTAGTTTATACTTTTCAAATCTCTGGAATATCTAGAGCAGTACTTCAAGAATTAGCTAGACACAGACACGCTAGTCTTACAGTTAAATCTTCAAGGTATACTTTAAAAGAATTGGAAAATGAAAATCCATTTGAAGGATTAGATGATGCAGATAGGGCTGAAAAATACTTAGTGTTTACTTCCAATGCTTATGTTAATAAATGTTCAATTGAGGCTTTAGAAAATTTAAGACATGTTATTTATTGTAAAATTTCCAATGATATTACTAAATATTGTATGCCTGAGTCTTATAAAACTTCTTTAACTTGGACTATAAATGCTAGGTCATTACAGAATTTCATTAATCTTAGAACTCACAGTAGTGCTTTATGGGAGATACAGGCTTTAGCGAATAAAGTTTACGAAGCGTTACCTAAAGAACATAAATATTTATTTGAACATTTTGTACATATAGAAAATTTTTTAAGTGCTGAGTAATGATTGAGATAGAAGAACTAGGAAATAATCTTTTTGTAGGAATATTAAAGGGTGTAACTTATAAATGTTATGCCCCTAATTTTAAAACTGCAAGATTAAGAATTATGAAACATTTTGGATTAAAACCATAGTTAATTCATTGGTGTATACAAGGACGTTAAATTGACAAAAGTCTAAGGACTTGTATATACCCTTGAGATAACAAGTAAAACAAAAAATGAAAGGACATATAATGGATATCAAGACAAAGGCTATAGAAGCTATTGAATCTGATAAATTGGAACTTGAAGCATTTAGAAAGCAATTTAATATTGAACCAGTTAGGTTTAATCTTGCTGTTAAATTTTGTGAAATGGTTATAGATGGTGGAGTAAAATCTAAAGTTTATGCACATGTATTTGATGTTCCGCTTGAAAAAGCAAGAACTGTAGCATCTCAATTTCATAGAACTAACTGGGTTCAAGAATTAATATTATTCTTAAGACCAGATGAACAATCACTATACTTTGGAGAAAGGAAAAGGATTATTCAAGCAGGTATGAATATTATTGATGACCCAAGAGCTAGTCATAGAGAGAAGACGGAAGCCATGAAAGCATTACAACCATATATTAAACAAGAGAAAATTGACCAAGAAATGACAGTGAAAATTGAAACTCAAGGTGAAACTATATCTGAAAGTATTACAAATCAAATAGCTGAGCTTGCTGAGCGTGGTAAAATGATTGGTGATGATGGTAAGATAATTGATGTTATGGTAATAGAATAATGAAAGATGAAAACAATTCAAGGTTAATAAGACCCGATTATAGATTACCTTACAAACCTCAAGTTGATTCATTAAAATTCTTTTCGTGGACACACTTACATATTCCTTCAGAACAAAACAAAACCCCTAAAATGCATTATCAAATGTATGATGAATTAATTGGCGATAAAGAACAAAATGTTCAAGCCTTAGTTCATAGAGGTGGAGCTAAATCTACAGTTCTAACAAATCATTTACCTATTTATGTAGCTGTAAATGGTTTTTTAGATAACTTTGGTGTAGTTCATAACCTAGTTATATTCTCTGCTACTATTGATCAAGCAATTGAACAACTAAGAGGTATTAGAGATATATGGGATAATAGTGAAGTATTACAAGAGTTTTTAACTTTGGCTAAAAATAAGCAAGGTAAGATAATAGCTGATAAAGTTGATTACTTAGCTTGGGAAAATAGACAAGGTCACGTAATTCATATTCAAGCAAAGGGTGCAGGACAACAAATGAGGGGTACAAAGAAGAACGGTTATAGACCACAACTTTGTATCTTTGATGATATTCTTCCAGAGAGTATACTTACATCTGAAACTGAAAGAACTAAGTTAAGAGCTTGGTTTTATTCTGCAGTTTCAAATGCTGTAGATATTACTCACTACAAGAAAATAGTTGTAGGTACACCAATGACTGATGATGATTTACTAATGATGATGTCTAGAAGTCAAACTTATAAAACGGTTAAGTTTCCAGTTGCTAATAAGTTTCCAGTTCCCGTAGAGGAAATGGTTACAAGTTGGCCTGACAGATTTACTCCAGAACGAGTAATGAAACAATTTGTAGAAGCAAAAGAAAATGGTGCTGAGGCAGAATTCTATCGGGAGATGATGCTTGAAGTAGTAAATGAAGATTTGAGAATCTTTAAAGATGAATATTTTAAAGAGTATTCTTATGCTGATATGAAACAACATTTTCCTACTATGAACTTTTTTACATCTATGGATTTAGCTGTATCTAAGAAATCTAGTGGTGACTTTGTGGTTATTATGACTATAGGAGTTAATGCTCAAGGGCATTGGTTTATAGTTAAAATAGATGTTGGCAAATTTGACCCAACTCAAACCATAGATATTTTATTTAAACACGTGGATATGTTTAAGCCTCTATATACTAGAGCTGAGAAAGCTGCATTACAGCAAGTATTAGACCATTTTATAGAGGCTAAGATGATATCTACTCAAAACTTTTTCCATTATGAAGGATTAGAAAATAATTCTAGTGTATCGAAAGAGTTTAGAATAAATGCACTACAACCTATGATGAAGATGGGTAAAATTCATTTTCCTTATGATATAGATACTAGTGCTATGGCAGAGTTGTACTATGAAATGAAAGGGTATATTAAGACTGGACCGACTACAGCTCACGATGATGCTGTTGATTGTTTAGCTAACTTTTTAGACCCAGGTTT